CGGATTTATACACCATCACGCTTTCGGGCGGGCAGGTGCTGCGCCATACCAGCGCGGATATGCCCGTCGTTTGGGATGGACAGACCTACGAAGCGCATAAGCTGATTATCAAGCGCGGGGCAACCCGTATCGCTGTCGGATTGGACGTAGATTCCAACACCCTGCAAATCGCTTCCGACCCTGATTACAGGCTTGAGGGTTTGCAATGGGCCGAAGCTGCTTTGGGCGGTGTACTGGACGGCGCGCGGGTCAAGATAGACCGTGTGTTCTTCGGTGTCGGTGCGTCATCTATCGGCAACATGGTCGAAGATGCGGGAGCGGTTTTGGAAGTTTCGGGAGTGAATCGAACCGAGACCAAGACGCTGCAAGTTCGTGGCGATTTGCCGAACGAGTTTGTCTTGTCATGTGATATTGCACTTGAAAACGCAACGTCAATCTACGGCAAGCCCTATCCGCGTATCGGTGCTGATTTGTCTGTTACCTATACGGACAATTCCGTCGGCTATTTTGGCTGTTGGTACGACGAAGCCGTCAGCGGTAGTACAAAAACGCTGTCTGATCGCATTTCGGCAAGACACGCAATCCCCGCAGGCAAAACTGTCAAGGAAATCCGCAGCCTGATTATACAGGCACGATACCAAACGTCCGATTCCATTCGGATTTCGGGTGTTGATTTGCGGTCGGCTGCCGATGTTGACGGCTCTCTTGCCGAACTTCGCCCTGTCGGTGCTGTAAATATCTTTTCGGGGCGCGTGTCGGATGTATCGGGTAGTAGGTCGTCGGTAAAGGTTGACGTCAAATCTGACATCGAGCTTTTGAACGTATCAAGCCCGCGCAACATCTATCAGGCAGGTTGCATGAGGACGCTCTATGACGAGGGCTGCAAGGTCAACCGCGAGAAATTCACGGTGGACGGTCGTGTAACTGAAAACAGCCAAACAGGCAATGCGCTAAAACACAATCTGACGCAGCCTGACGGGTGGTTCTCGCAGGGCGTGATTAAGTTCACGAGCGGGCGAAACGCAGGCTTGAGCAGGACGGTCAAGGCACATAATGGCAATACGTTCGAGTTTGCCCTACGCCTGCCATTCCCGCCGCAAGCGGGGGATGTGTTCAAGGTTTATCCGGGCTGCAACAAACGTCAGGACACCTGTAAAAACAAATTTAATAACGTCGTGCATTTTCGCGGATTCCCGTATATCCCGTCTGCTGACACGGTGGTTTAAAAGGTCGTCTGAAATGGATTTGAGAGAGCAAATCGTCGAAGAAGCGCGGTCATGGCTTGGTACGCCCTATCATCACTTCGCAATGGTTAAGGGCGCGGGCGTGGATTGCGCCATGCTGCTTGTCGGAGTTTACGGCGCGGTCGGTATCATCCCCGATGACTTCACGCCGCCCAAATATTCCCGTGACTGGCACCTGCACCGAGATACGGAGCGGTATTTAGAGGTCATTGCCAAGTTTTGTAAGGAAACGGACGCCCCGAAGCCCGGCGACATTGCTATGTGGAAGTTCGGGCGCACGTTCAGTCATTCCGCCATTTTGGTGGGCGACAACAAAATTATTCACAGCTACATCGGGCGCGGCGTGGTTTTGGACGACATTAATCAGCCCGAACTTGACGGGCGCGAAGTGAAATTTTTTACATTGGAGGTACTGAATGAACATTGAAGTATCAGCCTATGGGCTTGGTGGTGGTAGCGGTGGTAGCGGTGGTGGCGGGAGTTATGACGACACAGCAATCAAACAGGAATTGTCACGAATCAGGCAGGCGGTAGCAGCTTTGCCGAGCAGCGCGCCGTATGACGACGCCGAAATCAAAAAAGAACTGGAAACCGTCAAGAAGCAACTTTCTGATCTGCCCAAAGGCGGTGGCGCAACATACGACGACAGCGACTTGAGAAAACAGCTTGCCGCCGCCGTAGCGCGTATCGATGAAATTGCCGACACCCGCAAAGAGTATCAGGCGGCGTATGTCGCGCGGGCGGACTTCCTGACAAATCCTGCAAACAATGAATTTATGACGGTCAAGTTCAAAAAACCGTTCAGCAAAAAGCCGTTTGTCAAAGTGACTTTGGACTTGGTAACCGTACAAGCACGGCTGACCTATCAGGCAAACGCGACAGAAACAGGTTTCGATATTGCAACCAACTACGCAGGCTCTTTGCTTGGCTTGTGGTACGAGGCGCATTTAGTAGATTGATATTTAGAGGTTTTCTATGGGCGGTAAATCATCAACCATTACATCGGCAGAAGAACGGATTTTATCGTTACAGGTACAACAATCGTCGCAAGGGCTTACCCTGCCTGTCATCTACGGCAGAACCCGTGTAGCCGGAAACCTGATTTGGTACGGCGACTTTGTTACCATAGAAAACAAGACCACAACACAGCAAGGCGGCAAAGGCGGTGGCGGCGTGAAGCAAGTCGATATTGCTTACACCTACGAAGCCGCCGTCATGCTTGCTTTATGTGAGGGCGAAATTCAAGGCGTCGGTCGTATTTGGCGTGATAAGGAAAAGTTTGACTCGCTGGCACAATTGCGCCTAACGCTTATGCGCGGCGGCGACGAACAGCCATTATGGACGCATTTGGCGCAGGCGAAGCATACCGGTCAAGCCTTGAACTATTCAGGTACCGCCTACCTGTGCAGCCCAAACTACGAACTGACGAAATCCGCGCAGATTTATCAGCATAATTTTGAGGTCATCGGGAAACTGGGCTACTCAGGCAACATCCCTGACGCAAACCCGCGCGAAATCATCCGAGACCTGTTGACAAACCAACGCTACGGCTGCGGATTCCCCGTTGACAGCATTGGAGATACCGACCGATACAGCAATTATTGCCGCGCGGTCGGTATTTTTCTAAGCCCCGCCTACACGGAACAGGGCGAGGCGCAACGGAACATTTCCGAACTGCTGGAACAGACCAATAGTGCAGCGGTGTTTTCGCAAGGTCGTCTGAAAATCGTCCCCTACGGTGACGGCAATTATTCAGGCAACGGCGCGGCATATGTTGCCGATAACAAGGCACTATACGACCTTACTGATGACGATTTTATCGTCTCAGGCGCGGAAGACCCTGTAAGTGTCGAGCGCAAAACCAATGCCGATGCGTTTAACCAAGTCCAAGTCGAGTATCTCGACCGCGATAACGACTACAACGTCGCCATCGCGGAAGTGAAAGACCAGGCGAACATTGAGCAGTACGGACTACGCCCGAAAGAAGCCGTGAAGATGCACGGCATTTGCGACGGCAAGGTAGCGCAAAAAGTAGCCCAGCAACTCTTGCAACGCGCCCTGTACGTCCGCAATGAATATGAGTTTAAACTGGGTTGGAAATACTGTCTGCTTGAGCCGATGGACATTGTAACCCTGACTGACGCAGGGCTTGGCTTGAATAAAACGCCCGTCCGAATCACAGAAATTGAAGAAGACGAAGAGGGGGTTTTATCCGTCAAGGCTGAAGACTACCCCGTCGGTGTGTACACAACGTCAGAATATCCGACGCAGCCGTCTTTGGGTTATTCGGCAGACTACAACGTTTCGCCGGGTAACGCCCATGCGCCCGTTATTTTCGAAGCACCGTTGCAACTGACAGGCGGTGAACCGCAAATTTGGATGGCAACCGCCGGCGGCGATATGTGGGGCGGTGCTGAAGTGTGGGTATCAACCGACGGCGACAGCTACACGCGCGTCGGCGCAGTCAATCACAAAGCGCGTTTCGGCTCTCTGACTACCGCTTTGCCGAATGGTGCGGGTTTCGACCGTACCAACACCCTGAACGTGGAAATTTCAGCGGGTCAAATGACAGGCGGCACGGAGCAGGACAGCCGCGATTTGCTGACATTGTGCTACGTTGACGGCGAATTTCTGGCATACGCAAACGCCGAATTGAAAGGCGTGGGTCGTTACACACTGGGCAACCTGACACGCGGCGCGTATGGATCCGCTATTGACAGCCATGTGGCGGGCAGTAAGTTCGCGCGTGTTGACGAAGCATTGTTCAAATATGCCGTCCCGCGTAACTGGATTGGTCGCACGGTTTGGGTCAAGCTGGTTTCGTACAACGTTTTCAGCGGCGGCATACAGGATTTGGCGTCCGTCCCCGCGTATTCCTACACCATCAAGGGCGCACCGCTTGGGCAAATCCAAAATCTACGCCTGACATCATCTTGGGCATACGGCAAAGAAGCCGTCATCGCTTGGGATAAGTTGGACGGGGCGGATACCTACGACGTGGAAATCTACGCAGGCAACAGCCAACGCCGTTTGCGCCAAGTCAGCGGTATTGTGGACAACAGCTACACCTACACGCAAGCAGACATGAAAGCCGACGGCGGGCAGGTGCGTGATATTGTGTTCAAGGTTCGCGGTCGAGCCGTTACCGGCAAGACAGGCAACTGGGCGCAAATCGCGGCACAAAATCCGCAACTGCAGGCATTGCAAGGCATTTCCATCGACAGCGGTTTGAAACAGGCGTTTTTTACCTGCCAAAGACCCGTCGAAGAAGACTTTGCGGGCATCATCGTTTGGGTTTCTGAAAACGCAGCCGTACCGACCATAGACGCAAACAAAGTCTATGACGGTGCGGAAACGTTTGTAACCATTGCAAAATGCAACGGCAGCCCGCTGGAGAAAGGAAAGACCTATCATCTACGCGCGGCGGGCTATGACAGTTTCGGTAAAGACGGTCTGAAAATCAGTAACAGCGTGTCGTTTACCGTTTACGATGTTTCGACAAACGACCTGTCAGAAAGCAATCTAAACAAGGCTTTGCGTGACAAACTTGCCCTGATAGACGGCAATGGTGCGGGAAGTGTGAACGAACGAATCGCAGCCGAAGCACAGGCACGGGCTGCTGTTGCGAGAGCAGCGGAAGACGCGAAAGCCGCAGCGAAGAAAGCCGCAGACGACCTGACTGCAAAAGCCGGCGAACTTGGCAACAAGATAACGGCTGTCGAGCGAGTGAATAACGAGCAGGCGCAACAAATCAGGACGGTTACGGCAGCACAAGGCACGACCGCCGCAGGCTTGGAGGTTGAAAAGAAAGCACGGGCAGACGGCGACAGGGCGGAAGCTGCGGCGCGTGAAACGTTGGCGGGTCGTGTATCTGCGGCTGAGGGTAACATCACGCGCGAAACGCAGGCGCGGGTTACAGCCATCAACGCCCAAACTGCCGCGACAGAGGCTTTGAAAACGCGGGTCGGCAATGCCGAAGGCAGTATCACGGCATTGCGCGAAACCGTTAATCAGAAAGACAGTGCAAGGGCTTCGGAAATCCAAACACTAACCGCGAAGATTGACGGTGTTTCGGTTGGTGGGCGCAACTACGCCCTATCGACAGGAACGCCCGGTAAAGTGCTGACCGTGAGCGGGAATAATCAGACTAAAAACGTCACAATCGACGTTTCGTCTGCTTTGGAACTGAAGCAAGGCGATAATCTGATTATCTCGTGCGACATTGAACTGACAAACGCTACATCGCCATACGGCAAACCATATCCACGAATCGGCGCGGAATTTTCCGTGACCTATGCCGACAACTCAATCGGTTATTTTGCTGCATGGTACGAAGAGGCGATAAACGGCACGACCAAAACGCTGAAGCAGCGGCTTGTTGCCAAACACACGGTCGCAAAAGAGGTTAAGGCACTGCGTAACATCATCGTTCAGGCACGATACCAAACATCGGAATCCATCAAGGTTTCCAATGTGAAGCTGGAGCGCGGAACGGTGGCAACCGATTGGACGCCCGCCCCTGAGGACAACGATGGCTTGCAGGAAATCCGCAGCACGGTTCAGGTAGTTCAGACGACCTTAACCAAAGCAACAGGTGACATCAAATCGCTTGGCGAACGTATCACGACGGTACAGTCAACCGCCGACGGCAACAAAGCGACGGTACAAGCCCACTCACGCAGTATCAACGGCTTGGAGGCGCAATACACTGTTAAGGTTGACGTTAACGGCAAGGTATCAGGCTACGGCTTGGCAACCACACCGAAAAACGGCACGCCTGAAAGTAAGTTCATCGTGAACGCCGACCGCTTCGGTGTCGGTGCGACCGGGAAAGCTGATATCTTCCCGTTTACGGTAGATACACGGCAAAACCGCGTCGGCGTGAATGGCGAACTGGTGGTAAACGGTAAGGCGATTGTCGATAGGTTGAACGCTGGGGATATTCACGGCGACAAAATCACGGCAAACACGCTGAACGCAAACCGCCTGACCGCTGGAAGCGTAACCGCGCGTGAGATGGCGGCGGGTAGTATCACGGCTGAAAAGCTGGCGGCAAACGCTGTTACAGCCGATAAACTTAAAGCAGGTTCAATCACGTCTGACAAGCTAGCAGTTAGAACCTTATCTGCCGTAAGTAGTGATTTGGGCGATATAAACGCGGGCAACATCAATATCGGTAACGGTGCTTTTACTGTTTCGAGGGATGGCGATTTATATGCAAAAAACGGGCGTTTTGAGGGAACGATTTATGCGGATAAAATCGAAGGAGATGTTTTGAAGTTCCTGCCGTTTCAGAAGACGGGGGTGGGGCGATACTTTTTGCGTTACCACAATAAAAGCAAAAAGAATATTATTCTATCGTTTCAAAACTTATCTTTCACAACGCCTAACAGTAAATCAAGTTATTGGGTAGTGATTAAAGTTAATGGATATGTCGCCATTAATAAAGAGTGTTGGTCTGTGTTTTCGTACGTTGACGGAGATAAGCGTGAGCATTACCGAGGCTTGTTTTACAACATTCCGTATCTATCAGTCATTTCCCCTGGGGATGTTGCGAATATTGTAATCGAGATAGACCACGAAACCACATATAGACTACCAGTAGAACTTGAAAGCACGCCATACGTCCTTGTGGCTATGGGTTAACCTTATAGGAGTTTATTATGAAAAAAGTTATTGCAATTAACCATGAAATCGAAGACGAAAGCACAGGAGCAGTCGCAAGCTACCATGTGATTGAGTATGTCAGTATTGATTACAAATACGGCAATGCGACAGCAACCTTAAACGGCTATGTGTCCCAAAAGGCGCATGAAGCGGGTCGAAATCCGCTTTGTTCGCATTCTATTACTGTTGAAGCCCTGCCTGATGATGAGGAAGTGTCCCGCGCTTGGCTGTATCAGAAAGTAGCTGAACAAGGGAATGAACAAAGCGTCTTTTCAGGTGCCGAGTTGATTGAAGCCTAATCTAAATTTGAAAACACGCCCGTGATGATTCACGGGCTTTTTTATGGGCGGTCGTATGAGCGATTTAGAAACAAAAATCAAGATAACCGTCGAGAACGGCACGGCTGCGGGCTTTAATCAGGCGGCAAGCGCGGCGTCGAATGCTTCCAAGCAGATTGAAAACGCTATCGGGCAGGTGCGATCAGAATTGACGCGCAGCTTTTCCGAAATGCAGAAATCGATGGAAAAGGCGTTCGACATTGATATGTCCGATTTTGTCGGGGGCGTCAGCGACGGCAAGGAAAAGGTCAGTGAACTGAACGCAGAACTTGCCAAGACAGGCGATAAGGCAGAAGAGGCGGCAGGCGGACTGGGGAAAATCGGAACGGTTTTAGCCGGTTTTGCAACGCTGTCATTTGCCAAATCCCTGCTTGATACTGCCGATGCCATGCAGTCGATAAACAGCCAAGTCCGACAAGTCACGTCGTCTGAAACGGAGTATTTGTCCGTACAGCGTCAACTTTTGGAGGTGGCGAACAATACCCGCGCGTCGTTGGAATCAACATCAAGCCTGTATGTATCCACAAGCCGCGCGCTGAAAGACTACGGCTACACGCAGCAGGAAATCTTGCAGTTTACCGAAGCGACGAATAACGCCATGACTATTGGCGGCGTTCAGGCGGAGCAGCAAGCCGCCGCGCTTTTGCAGTTATCGCAGGCTTTGGGCAGCGGCGTGTTGCAGGGCGATGAATTTAAATCTATCGCCGAAGCCGCCCCTATCCTGCTCGATACCATTGCGGAATATATGGGCAAATCCCGCGCTGAAATTAAAAAGCTGGGCAGCGAGGGCGAGCTGACGGCGGATGTGCTGTTTAAAGCTATATCGGGCGCATCGGAAAAATTCGGCGAGCAGGCGGCGAAAATGCCCATGACGATGGGTCAGGCTCTGACGGTGTTCTCGAACAACTGGCAAAGCATGATTTCTAAGCTGTTAAACGATAGCGGCGCAATGTCGGGTATCGCGTCCATCATCAAAATGATTGCGGATAACCTGAATTTGGTCGTCCCGATTGTGGCAGGCTTTGGCGTGGCGGTTGCCGCCGCAACGGCGCAGGTCATCGGCTTAAATGTCGCCATGCTTGCAAACCCGTTTGGTTTGATTGCGGTTGCCATCGGCACGGTCATCGGATTGATTGCCCAATTCGGCGACCAAATCGATGTTTTCGGCGGCGGCTGGTCGAACCTGCTTGATGTGATTCAAGCGGTTTGGCAGGCAATTACGGAAACCATCGGGGCGGCGATTGAAGAGATTAAGGCTTGGTTTGGCGGCGTGACGGACTGGCTGAATGAAAATGTCGGCGGCTGGTCGGCATTGTTTAGCCGTGTTATGTCGGCGATTGCAACGGTGGTCGGCGCATATGTCAACGCCTATATCAACACGTTCGCAACAGGCTGGATGCTGATTAAAGAATCTGCCAACAATATGCCGCAGTTCTTCGCCAATCTTGGCAAGGCTATCGGTAACGTGTTTATCTCTGCGATTGAGTGGATGGTAAACCGAGCGGTCGGCATGATTAACAGCATGATTGACTACGCCAACAAAGCCGCATCGATGGTCGGCGTATCAGGCATCGACAAACTGAATAATGTTCAGATTGGGCGTATGGACGATGGCGGGCTTGGTGGTCGAATCTCTGACAGCATGTCAAAAGACCGTGTTGGAAATGCAGTTGACAACATCAAAGCCCGCGCTGCTCTGATTCACGAGCAAAAAGCCATGCGCGGCGGTGGTGGTGGTGGTGGGAGTATGCCGAAATCCCGCGTCCCGTCAGGTGGTGGCGGTGGTGGTGGAGGCGGAAGCGGTCGCAAAGGCGGCGGGCGTAAAGGTAGAAGCGGCGGCGGTCATGCCGGCGCAGCCAAAGACCCGATGCAGGCATGGGAAGAAGAAATCAAAGCCCAAAAGCTGGCACACCGTGAAATGCAGCGAGACACGCTGAATCATCAAGAATGGGATTTGGCGCGGGAAGCCGCTTACTGGCGCGCAAAACTGGCAACGGTTGACGCAGGCAGTAAAACAGGCTTGAAACTGCGTGAAAAAATCCTGACCCTTGAAGACCAATTATCCAAACAATCGACCGAAGCCAAAATCAATCAGGTGGCGGCATGGGAGAAGCTGGATAAGCACAAGCTGGATATGGAAAAGGACGCGGCAGACCAAGCCCTAGCCGCTGGGCGCATTTCGCAACTCGAACGCCTAGACTTGGAAATCGAGTTTGAAAACCGCCGTTACCAAATTGCCTATGACGCATTGCAAGAACGGATCGCACTTGCCGAACAAGACCCGACGTACAGCCAATCAGCCATAGATAAGCTGAAACAGCAAATGGCGGAACTTGGGCAAGGTCACGAACGCGAGCAAACTAAGAATCAGGGCAAGCGCGAAAACCAACGCCGGAAAGACGCGCCCAACGTTATGGAAATGCTGCAAGACGGCGGCAAGAACGTTTGGCAAGAAGCGCAGCAACAGATGGGGCAGGCTTTTTCTGCCATGTTGTCAAGAACGCAGAATTTCCGTCAGGCGATGAACGGCTTTTTCAAGAGTATGGGGCAAACCTTTATTCAAGAAATGGTTACCAAACCGCTTGCAGGCATGATGCAGCGCATGGTTCAGGAATCGGCGATTTATAAAATGATTTTCGGAACTAAGGAATCGCTGGAAACGGCGGCGGCGTCGAAAACCGTAGCAACCAAGACGACAGAAACGACGGCGGTCGTCGGTAAAAATGCCGTTCAAGCAGCGTCAGGGGCTGCATCTTCTCAAGCTGGCATTCCTTATGTTGGTCCTATTCTTGCTGTCGCAGCGATGGCGGCAATGATGGCGGCTGTAATGGGTTTGATGGGCGGTGGCGGCTCTTCAACAACCACGACCACGACGCGGATTCCATCGGCGGCAGGCGGCTGGGATATCCCGGCAGGCATCAACCCTCTGACGCAACTGCACGAAAACGAGATGGTTTTGCCTGCGGAACACGCGCAGACAATCCGTGAAATGGCGGGTCAGTCAGGGGGCGATAACAGCACGATTATCATCAACACAACGGGCGGCGACTTTGTCCACAAAAAGGACATTGCGAAGCTGTTGAAACAGATGAATCGTGATTTTAAATTGGTGTAAGTGGTTAGGTCGTCTGAAAGGGCGACCTTTTTTCTATGGAGGTTTTTAAATGAGCAAGTCTATTCAATGGCTTAAATATGCCTTTGAACTTCGATTTCTTCCCGTTCGATTTCAGCGTTGGTTGTTTAGCACGGGGACGCGGGCAGTTGAGTTTGTCAGTGGGTGTTCGATGATTGGTTACGCGCTGGTCTTCGCGTTCTCGCCGAACGATATCTACAACTGGCCCATCTACTACAAGTTCAAAGACATTTCGGAACTGACGCTGATACTGGTATTCGGCGGCGTCGGTGTGTTGCAGTTGGCGGCGATGTACTGGCAGACATTCAAAGGGGAGGTTCTGTCAGGCTATATGTTGTTGATATCAGCTTTTATTTGGTATTTGACGGCATATGCTTTCTGGGCTGCCTACCCGCCTGCTCATACAGGCATGGTTATTCCGCCCGTCTTGGCTTTTCTGTGCTTACTCGCTGGAAATAACTCACTTAAATTCTTGTTTTCGGAGGATAAATTCAAACGGAAACAGAAGGGGGAATAATGCAAGATTTTTTTCAATTCGGCTATCTGTTCGCCATAGGGGGCGGCATCGTCGGTAGCGTGTGGTCGAGCATGAAAGACCATGACGCACCTGTATCAAGTCTGTTCGAAGCCTTGATTTCGGCGGTTGCAGCGGCGGCAGTAGCAGAGCGGTTTTTGATGGTTAATCAAGTATGGACTTGCGCGGTAGCCGGTGCTTTTGTCGGCATTCTGACAGGTCATGCGATGGATACCGTGAAAAGCCTAGCCCCAAGCATTATGACTAAATGGGTCAAAAAAACGGCGGGTAAATTCGTCGATAAAGATTAATTCAACAACAGGTCGTCTGAAATTCAGACGACCTTTTTATTTGGAGATAAGAAATGCAAATCACTGAACACTTTAGCCTAAAAGAACTGACGCGAAGCGAGACTGCGCGTCGCTTAGGTATTCCAAACGTACCGTCTGCCGCTGAAATGGGCAATATCCAATACACGGCGGAGCAGCTTGAAAAAATTCGCGCCTATGTTGGGCGCGGAATCGTCGTAACTTCATGCTTTCGCAGCGAGCGTGTGAATAAAGCGGTCGGCGGATCACCAACATCTGCCCACCGTTTCGGCTTGGCTGCTGACTGCGATGCCATCAGCTTAACTTCTTTGGCGTTTGCGAAAGAAATCATCAAAATGCGTGACGAAGGGAAAATCACGTTCGACCAGTTGATTCTTGAGTTCCCGGAACGCGGGGATGGTGCATGGGTGCATGTCGGCTTCCGCCGTAATAGCCCAATGCGTAACCAAATCATGACCGCAACCAAAAAAGGCGGGAAAACCGTGTATTTGCCCGGTCTGCACGTTTAGAGGTTGGGCATGAATCCCGTTGATTTTGCAAAACAGAAAATCACGGAATGGCAAGAAAAAAGCCGCGAAGCCAGCGAAAACGCAGACCTAGCGGCTTTTGAGTTTGCTGAACGTGAGATTAAAACTTATAAGGATATGGCTGAATTATGGTTGAAACGTTGCTCAAAAATTGGAAATTGATTGCAGTTTTAGTTGTGATCGCAATCGTCATCGGTGCCTGGCAAGCCGACCGCAAAGCGGAATATCGGCGCGGGCGCGATGAAATGGCCGCTGAAATTTCAGGCCGTCTGAAAGATGCCGCGATTGAGAAAGCTAAAGAAGACCGCGAAACATCTGCTGTATATCAGGCAGGGAAAGCGGTGCGTGAAGAAAAGGAAAGGGTGCGTTATGTTCAAGTGCCTAAAATTATTGAAAAAACTGTCTATCGGAATACCTGTCTTGATTCTGATGGGCTGTCAGTCATCAACGCCGCCATTGACGACGGCGACTAAACCTCCTGCTGATTTAGTACAACCATGCCCGAAACTGCCTAAACTTGAGGGCGGTACAGGCGCGGATGTGCTGCCGTGGTCGTTGCAGGTTATCAGCCTTTATAATGACTGTAAGGCGCGGCATAAGGCGTTGTCTGATACGTTCAAGTAAAGCAAAAGCCGTCTGAATCTTCAGACGGCATTTTCTGTTTACCTTACCGCAGCCTTGCTGTAAATGCCTTCAAGACATACGGCTATGCGGCCGGAGGTGTCTTTGTCCGCATATCCCCGCAACACTTCGAGGGCTGCGACGGCTCTTTTCAGGCGTGAACGGGTTTCGCACCAAACCGTCCCCATCGTAACCGCCTGTCTGTTGCCAAGCTGTTTGAGCGGCGCGGAGATGTCTTTGCCCAATTCAATCATCCATGTGCCGTAATAAACCATAGCGGCAATGTCGGCTAAAGAGTTGCCGTCGATGGGCAGTTTCGGCTCGGCCTTGGGCAGTGCATCCAACACTTCGCCTGTCAAGCCTGTGTGCAGGGTTAGCGCGTGGGCATAGGCGACGGCTTCGGGCAGCTTCTCGGCAGGGATGTCTTCGATGGCTTCGACGTTGAAGCGTTGGTGAATCATACTGTACGCGGAGGAGTAGTCTATGCCTTTGCGTCCGACAAGCGCGGCAACGGCTTGGCGCAATCCGGTACGGTCGTCGGCGGTGGTTTTTTGTCCGATTTGGTAGCCGCCTGTTTTGCGGATGGTGGGCAGGACTTCAGATGTTACCCATTTGCGGAATTTCCAAGCGGTTGAGCCTTGTTCCATTGCTTTACGGCTGCGAAGAATCAAAATATATAAACCGCTTTCGTTGATGATGTTCACGTTACCGCCGCCTCCGTGAATTTCAGACCGCCCTATGTTAAACATAGACCGCTCGTCATCATCTAATTTTTCAAGTGCTTGCGTTGGGTTCTGGATTTCTAAAGCCTTACATACATCGGCGGCAACAAACCAAGTCAAGCCGCCTTTTTCAAAGGCACGAACGGGAGAAGTAGTATTGAAATTAAATGATTGAATTACGTTCATAATGAAGTGTCCTAGTGAGTTTTCTTAATGCCCGTTAGGGCGGACGCGTGGTTAAGAACCCTCACTAGATGGGCGGACTTATTCCCCTTACGGGTATTGTATTCGTCGCCCACGCGTCCATAAGAAACTTCGGTTGTGCCATCGAAACAAACAACACGAAAGGAAACTTACAGATATGAAAAAATCACATTGACGGAGTGATTGCCGCTAGTGTGTGGTTCTTACGCCACGAACAGGAATATAAAACAAAACCCCCTGCACATGCAAGGGGTTTTTTACTATTTCTGTTCAATCGAAACTTCCACTTTATTGCCTGTGATAACGCAATATGCCCGATAATCAATCTGCATTCCAAGCCCGTTTTTAGCCGTAAATCCACGGGTAACCAAGATATTGCCATTCGG